CCGATCTATTTCCATACGGGATGATTAATAACCAAGAAATCATAGACTATTTGTTATATATAAATAAAAAAACAAAAAAACATAGACAGTATACTAAATATCCTCGTCTGACTAAACTGCTGGCAGGCGAAACTCAGATTGAATATAATAAAGTATCAAGCAGGCACTTGAGACATTTAACTATACATGAAATTAGGAAAAAAGGAATGCAATATATAGATGATAATGCTGCCTTTTTAAAACCGTGGCTGGAACACATGCTGGGCACTGATATGCAGGAAGCACTATTCGTAGGAAGTATAGTGTGGGCAAGCAGTTTAACCACGGAGAATAAAGAACTGATGAGTAATTCAGGTATTTGGCAGACGAAATATGATGACACGGCAGATTTCTTTAACGTGATCAAGAAACGATTTTCATTGCGGTTGAAGGCAGTCCAGAATCTATTACCTATCGACTTTACGCAGATGTTTGAGCTTGAAGTACTCGTTAACAGAGGTCTAGGCACTGTAGACTGGCATTCAGAGAAAGTTAACAGAACAGTACCTAATCTCTGTAACATAGAGCACAATACTGTGTACACGCATGCGCTACATATCTTTAAAGCCGTCAGAGGTATGGGTAGTAGGCCTAGGAAGACATACTGGGACAGTTACTGGTCTAGCAGAAATCAGTGGGCACCTACTGGAGCTTACCATTCACAGTACGAGGAAGACATGGAGTTCAGGTCTGAATCTCGTGAAATGCGTAACAAGCTATTTTCGTTAAATGCTATGCCAGAATATGATATAGATCACTTTCTGTCACGTCATCCTAGCACTGTAGCTTGGCCATCTGTTAAATACGAATGGGGAAAGCAGAGGGCTATTTACGGTGTAGATGCTACCAATTTTATTATCTCTGGGTTTGCAATGATAGGTTGTGAGCATGTGATATCACCTTTATTCCCCATAGGTCCCACAGCTACGGCCAGTAATGTAACTAAAACAGTCTCTGAAGTGCTCAAGAATGGTGTACCTTATTGTTTTGATTTTGAAGATTTCAACTCTCAACATTCTATCTCTAGTATGCAGGCAGTACTAGAAGCGTATTGGACAATATACAGACAAGACTTTTCTGACGATCAAACTAAGGCAATGGCCTGGTTGATCAAATCGCTG